TCCGCCCATCACGCTTGCGAGTGACTTGCCTTGCACGATTGCATCAGTCAAACCGTTCACCAGTCCTTCCTTAATTGTCGTTTTTATGTTGTCAAACGTTTGGTTGAGCTGCTCAGCTGTTGTCACCTGTTCTCTTAGGTTGCGATTGGCAGTGACCAAATCAAATGCTTCATTGAATGAAATGCCCCCGGCTTTCACTAAATCCGTGACTTCTCTAGTCACTTCCGCAAAGTCTTTGCCTTTGCTCAAAGTCAGCTCAAGGAATTGATTTTCTTGACGCCTTGCTTCAATCCGATCCTGTGCCTGCTGAGCTTGTGTGACCGCCTGCATCCCTAAGCGCGTGCCGATGTTTTCTTGAGACGTGCCAGCAGTGCCGCCAGTAGCTAACTGCAATGCTGGGATGGTCAAGTCTCCACCCAGCAAAGCCGTTAAATCAACGCTCCCAGCCGCATCGTTAAATTTGTTTTGAATCGTGTCGACGATATTGTCAACTAAAGCACTTAATCCTGCGAAAGCCGCAACACCAGTACCACCAGCAATAAGCAATCCCAGTAAAGGCTTACCGCCTTTTGTTGCCCCTGACAAAGCAGCTTGAATCACTGCCTGAGCCTTCATCACGCCTAACTTGAGCTTTTCAAGATTCAGCAATTCTCTAGTTACTTTTCTCAGCAGTGCCATATTGCCAAGCAAGACCGTGAAAAATTTGCCAGCAGTGATGCCCACCAACACGCCTGCATAAGCAGCGGTAACCTTGAGCAAAGTCTTAGTTATATTTACAACGTTTGGAAGATTGCTAAGAAGCGTGCCTATAAACTCTTGAGCTTTTTTGATATTCTCTTCCGTAAACATGCTGTTTATGACTGTCACAACTCTAATAGTTGTGTCCAGGAACCCCTTGAAAGCTGGCTCCAATACTGTTCCAATGTTAATCCCTAAGTTATTGAAGGCGTCCAACATCGTTGACAGCTTGCCATTAAGAGTCTCTGACTGAGAAACAGCGCCGCCAAAATACTCCCCGCCCTCATTAGTCAGCCTTCTGAGCGCAACATTCGCAGCCTCGAAGCTGATTTGGCCTTTGCTCATTGCCTTTGCAAGCTCGTCCCCAGACAAGCCGTACATCTTTTGCAGCTCAGTCGTCAGGTCAACTCCACGCTCAAGCAGTTGCAGGTTCTCCTCTTGGGCAAACTTGCCTTTGGCCCTGATTTGACCAAACGCAGTTGCGATGCCGTCAAGATCAGCGCCTGTTGCGCCAGCAACATCGCCTAAGCGGCGTGTTGTCTCAACAAGGTCATCAGTCTCAATACCAAATGCCTTGAGCTTTTTAGTGACATCAATCAGATCTTTAACTTGAAATGGCGTTGCAGCTCCAAAAGCGCGAATCTCTTTGAGGATCTCTGCTGTTGTTTCTGCGCTTCCGGTCAAAACCTCAAGTGATTTCGCCTGTGATTGCAGCTGTGCTGTTGACCCGAATATCCCGCGCGTTAATGCAGCACCCCCAGCAATGCCAGCGATGGCGGTCAAAGGCCCAACCATGCTGTTAAAAGACATAGCCAAATTTTTGGCTTGCCCCTGCACACCTTGCAGGCTGTTGCCCAGCTTTCTAATGTTGTTTGCGCCCCTGGTCTTAACGTCCAGAAGCATCTGAAAGACTGACTTCTGCATCAGCCTTTCTCCTTATTCAGGATCTTGACCGCCGCCGATTCCATAACTTGCAAGTCCTCAAGCACGGCCGGCTGATCCTCGACTTCATACAGTCTAAACAGCCATTCAAGAGCTACATAGTCCAGCCCACAAACGCCTGACATCGTTGTGCGCCACTGCGTCTGACAACGCAGGAACATTTCAACAGCAGGCCAGTTGTCAGGCCACACCTCAAAATGCTCAGGCGCATCAGGCTCAGGCAACGCCAAGCCAAACGCCTTGGCATCAGCCATCAGCTCTGACTTGTCATCAGGGCCGCTGAATAGATACTCAACGGCCTCCTCTAGTTTTTTCGCTTGGCTCCCTGCTTGCTCTCCAGGTAAGCGGCAGCAATAGCACTAGCCATCATCGGCACATCGAGCAGCTCGTCACGCTTGGTGATGCTGTAAGGCAGTTCCTTGCCGTCCTCATCTTCAACGCCTGCCCAGCCTGACATCACCTCGCGGGCGATCTCAACGTCAGACAGATTGCCTTCGCCGCTCAGCTCAGCAATCTCCAGAAGCCGGCTTTGTGTCAGGTCTTTGAACTCAACATCAAAAGTGACCCGCTCGTGTTTGCCCCCATCGACAGGGACATCCACAGAAACGGGCCACTTGTAGGTGTTGGACTTTTTAAGGACGAATCCCATAAAAGGAAAAATTCATCCCAAAACTAGCGCACTATGTAAGTGCCAGGCTGTACTCATCGTTGCCCGATGTTGTCGGGGTTGCTGTGTAGTCAAAGTTCAGCATCTGAACGCCGTCAGAATCTGAGTAGCTAACAGCAGACAAATCAGTCTGAGGTGCGCTGAAAGTAAAGATGTTGCCAGCAGTTTGCCCATGCTGGAATGTGTTATTTCCAGTAGCAGCACCTGTGATTGCGGTGAAGTAGTTCTTGGTTGCCATCGTGACGGCCTCAAGAACAAT